CAATGGGAAGCTATTAAAGCTTGGACAACTATTAGTATGAATAAAAAAATAGATAAGAGAGCAGCACGTAATATGGTTAAGTATATAAGAGAACTTGATGACCCTGCATTTAGATTGGATAAATTTTGGAGGAACGAACCAGACCTAAGAGAATATGACTTTCAAACTTTAAAAGAATGGTGTGGTCTAACATTAGAAGACACACAAAAAAATAAACCTTGGTATTGGATATTAAGAAGAAATTTTAAACCAAGACAAGTAAGACACTTTATAAGATTATTAAGAAGATATGGACAAAAAGAATTAGATAAGGATCCATTAATAACAATAGATACAATACATAGTGTTAAAGGTGGTGAAGCAAATCATGTTGTACTTTATAGTAAAGGTAATTATCCATCTGACTATGCAAATAAAAACAAACAAGAAAAAAGTGATGAACGTAAGGTTTGGTACACCGGTGCAACAAGAGCAAGAAAAACTTTACATTTATTAAGAACAGACTATAAGTTTAACTACCCAATTGGGTCAGACTATTTAATTTATGTCCAGGAGAAAAATGACAAATAACGGAATTTTTGATGAAGCTAAAGATGCTGATGAAAAACAAATTGGAGGATCTCACTACCAATCGTTTATTATTCAACCATGGACTTTTATAAGAAAGAATGGTCTTAATCCTTTTCAAGCAAATGTAATTAAATATGTATGCAGATACTTATTCAAAGGTAAAACAATAGAAGATATAGATAAGATTATTCATTACTGTGAATTAGAGAAACAACATTTGAAAGATGAAAAAAAAAATAAAGTGTAGTAAGTGTGATAAGGATGCAGTCATAATAGAGAATAAAATTTATTATTGTGGTCCCTGTGCTGTTAAACAATTTATTAAGAAGGTACATAAAAGATTTGTAAATGAGAGCAATTAGAAACTATGTGTTAGTAACACAAACTAGAAAAGCTATTCGTTTAAAATTAGAGAATGGTTATTGTATATGGTTACCTAAGTCTGTAATCCACAATGCAAGTAAAGATAGTATTTTAGTAGATGCAGGTATTTATCAGAACAATTTGAATGAAGCTATTTTAGATAAACGAAATAAAGAACTTAAATTTTTAAGATCATTAAAACAAAACAAAAGTAAATTATATGAACGGACTACAACTTACCCTAACATTTAAGAAATCAATGTGGAACACGCCATCAGAATATAAAGATCTATCTGGTGCAACGGAGATAGCAATTGACCTAGAAACTAGAGATGATGGTATTAATGAAAAGCTTGGAGCTGGTTGGGCTTTAGGTAAAGGAGAGATTGTAGGTTTTGCAGTAGCCGTTGATGGATGGCAAGGATACTTTCCGTTTGGTCATTTAGGTGGTGGTAACATGATACCTGAACAAGTAAAAAAATATATGAAGGATGTATGTGCACTTCCTTGTGCTAAAGTATTTCATAATGCTCAGTACGATGTAGGTTGGTTAGAAGCATCAGGGGTCACGGTCAACGGACCAATCATAGATACAATGATAGCAGCAGCATTAATAGATGAAAATAGATTTCAATATAATTTAAATAGTTTGTCAGTAGATTATCTAGGTGAGATAAAAGCAGAAACAGAATTAAGAGAAGCAGCCGCAGCACATGGTATAGATCCTAAAGCAGAGATGTGGAAGTTACCTGCAGAACATGTTGGTTACTATGCAGAACAAGATGCAGTGCTTACATTAAAGTTATGGCAGAGATTTAAACAAGAGATAAGAACACAAAGTCTAGAAACAGTTTGGGATCTTGAGCAGCAACTAATTCCGGTGTTGATAAAAATGCGTCAACGAGGTGTGAGAGTCCAAGTGGAATCAGCTGAAAAATTAAAAAAAGAAATGATGACCCAAGAAAAAGAATTACTGGAGGCCATACAAAAAGAATCAGGAACAGAAGTAGACATTTGGGCACCACGCCATATTGCCAAAGCTTTCGACAAAATGAAGTTAGATTATCCAAGAACTGAAAAAACAAACGAACCTTCCTTTACACAAAATTGGTTGATAAATAATAAGAACAAAATAGCACAACTTATTGTGAGTGCAAGAGAGATCAATAAATTTCATAGCACATTTTTATCTTCTATCCTAAGGTACCAGGTTAAAGGTAGAATCCATGGAGAGATACAACAACTTAGATCTGATTTAGGTGGTACAGTATCTGGAAGATTATCAATGAGTAACCCTAATTTACAACAAGTGCCAGCCAGAAACAAGGAACTAGGACCTAAGATAAGGTCTCTATTTATACCGGAAGAAGGCTATCAATGGGGCTCATTTGACTACTCGCAACAAGAACCACGAATGACGGTTCACTATGCAGCATCTATTGGAGACAATGGTTATGAGGGGGCACAAGAATTAGTAGAGGCCTATAAGAATGATGATGCAGACTTTCATCAAACGGTTGCAGATCTTGTAGGTATTGAAAGAACTCAAGCTAAGACTATTGGCCTTGGTATTATGTATGGAATGGGTAAGAATAAGTTAGCATTATCTTTAGGGGTTACTAAAGATGAAGCAGATGAACTGATTGTAAAATATAATAAGAAGGTTCCTTTTATTAGAAAACTTTCTGACAGATGTAAGTTAGCAGCAGATGAGAAGGGTGTGATCAGAACTAAAAAAGGCAGGAAGTGTAGATTTGATAAATGGGAGACTAGAGACTTTGGACTTCATCAAGCAGAAAAGTTTGAAGACGCAGTTGCTAAGTATGGTAGAAATAATATTAAAAGAGCCTTTACTTACAAAGCTTTGAATAGATTAATTCAAGGATCCTCAGCTGATCAAACAAAACAATCAATGTTAGATTGTTACAATGCAGGACATTTACCTATGCTTCAGATACATGATGAACTTTGTTTTAATATTAAAGACGATGCTCATGCAGATAAAATAAAATCTATTATGGAAAAATCAATTGATTTTAAAGTTCCTTCAGTAGTTGATGTCGGACTTGGAAAGAGTTGGGGAGATGCTAAATAGAAATTTTCCTCATGATAACAAGGACTTAATAGCTTATGCAGCAGGATTATTTGATGGTGAAGGTAACATTAATTATGCACAATATAAATGTAATAAACCAAACGGTAAGACTTATTTAAAATGGAATGTTGCAATGGAAGTTGCAATGACAGATTTAGATTGCATTAAAAATTTTTATGATATTGTTAAAGTTGGAAGTATTCATTTCAAAGGTATTGGTAAAGGATCATTAGGTAAAGTAGATCAGTGGAGATGGAGATGCTCACATCAAAAAGCATTATACCTTGCAAAATTATTTTTACCGTACGCTACTGTAAAAAGAGAAAGACTATTAAAAATTATAAACCACTATGAGTTTATTAAGCCGAAAGAATCCCTAGGAAAAAAGTTTAGTTTTTTAAAACTTAAAAAAAATTAGCCTACTGCAGCTAAATTTTCTTGAACATCTTGATACTTTAATTGATTTCTAAGAGATTTTATTTCACTCTCAGTTGCCAACATATCAGTAGTACAACCACCATGAGTCATAAGACTAGCTGACCAAGCATGCTCTTTATGTTGAAGCTTTTTAAGTAGCTCCAATTTTTCTTTACTTAACATCTACGATCTCCTCGTATGTTACGTGGAGTCTTTTATTACCGGTGAAGCCATCATTGATAACTTCGGCACTACCATCCTCCACTTGTTCAGACACTTTTAATATCGCTTCTTTGCAATCGGTTGCTTCAACTACTTGGTCTACTTGCAAACCTCCCATGTATGCTCTGATACGATAAGCTGTCATAAGATATTATAGGATATTTCAAAGCTTTGGTCAATATCCATGCCTTGGATGTTAATAGCATAACAAAATACATCATAAGAGGCCATAGAGCCCCCTAATCCTTCGATCTTACGTTTTTGAGCTGTACCTATAGCCTTAGCCATAGATCTGCATTCTGAAGCATCTGAGAGGTTATCTCTGAGGTATTGTCCACACTTTGTTTCTCCATTTGGGTAAGTTAAACAAAATGAAGTTAGTAGTATAAATTTTATTAACATTAAGTTTCTAATAATTCTTTACAAGTAAATTTTGTATAAATCTCATATGTATTTACTTCATCTCTACCCATTTCTTCAAGTAAGTCTACTGATTTTTTGTAGCCATCTATATAGCAATCGAATGAGTCTTTGTAAGGAATTTTAAATTCTATAGGAGGCATGCAGTTATTACTAACTACTGAACACACATAAATTATTAAAATTATTTTCATTGACTTCTAATTACATCCCATATATTTAAGATACCATAATAAAAACAAACCTACAATGGAGGATAAAAAATGGCAATTATGTTTGAACCAAAAGGTGGTAGAGAAGTTATTGAACCGTCTACTACACCTGATGTTTTACCGTTAGGTCAAAAACCTGAAGGTGAATTAAATTCATTACTTAGAATGCAAAATGCATTTAATAAATTAATGAGTAGCGTTAAATTACTAGAAGAAAACATATATAAATTAAAAGATGAAAATAAAAGACTCAAGGATGCTTTAGGTATTACAGAAACAATAGAACCCTTAGTACTCACATCTGATATGGAAGTTAAAGAAGAGAGTCCCTTGAATGATTTAAAGGAGGTTATAAATGGACATCAATAAATGGAAGTCAGTAGCAATTCCTGCTACTGATTATAAAATTTTAAAATCACTTTGCAAATCAAAGTTTAGAGCTCCAGGAGCTATGGTCTCTAAATTATTGAATGACTATGTAGAACATCAAGCAAAGAAAAATAAAACAACTGTTGAAAGTTTTAGAAAAAAATTATTAAACGGAGATGGTCATGATGACAGAGAACGATCTAAAAAGAGTTGACACTAGAGTTAAAGCTAAAGAATTGTTCACTATAGAATTAGATCACGCTAACAACACACTTACATTTATAGTGAATGGTAAGATAATGAATGTTGTAAAGACATTTAAAGCAGAATCTTTATTTGAAAGAATGTTAAAGATTGCAAAATTTAAATTCTTAAAGATGAGAGATGCTAGTAGAAAAGAATACATTGGAAAATAAATTAAAAGTTTTAGATTTATTTTCTGGGATTGGAGGCTTCTCGTTAGGCCTCCACTCAACAGGAATATTTGATACAATTAAATTTGTAGAGTTTGATGAGTTTTGTCAAAAGGTTTTAAAAAAGAATTACCCAAACGTACCAATTGAAGGAGATATAAAAAATGTCAAAGGAAAAGAATTCGAAGCAGACATCGTGGTCGGAGGTTTTCCGTGCCAGCCGTTCAGTGTCGCAGGAAAACAAAAAGGGAGAGATGACAACAGATATCTCTGGCCAGAAATGTTTAGACTCATTAAAGAAATCAAACCCGAGTTCGTTATTGGGGAGAATGTGCAAGGACTTGTTAACCTCCAAAACGGCATGGTCCTCAGACAGGTGCAAGATGACTTGGAAGGTGAAGGTTTCGAAGTCCAATGTTTCCTTATACCAGCTTCAGGCATCGGTGCTTGGCACCAAAGGTTCAGAGTCTGGATTGTGGCTCACTCCAAGCACAATGGATATCTCGCAGCGGAGTCCAGATGCAATGAGAAAAAGAATAGAGATGAGAAAAAAAACGGGGAGGACATCAATACCTCCAGGAAGTCTATCGGAACAAGTGCAAACGGGGAGACCAACAAAGGATATGAGAGAAGTAATGGATATGGAAACGATGAAGATGTATCCAACACCGAGAGCATCGGGACAGGAGGATGCAGAGACATTGATCAAGAGGAAGGGAGAGAAGGCAGCATCTCAACACAATCTGACGGCACACATGCAAATGTTTCCTACACCATCGGCCAGTTGTCAGATGGATGTAGTAGCACCACCAGAGACAGTGAAGCAGAACTCATCAGGTTGGAGTGTAACGAGGGTTGGCACTGGAACCAAGTTCGGAGCGAAGTTGAACGATGTAGTGAACAAAGTAAATCAACCGATAGAACCTGGTGGCAAATTGAATCCGACCTTTGTGGAGTTCCTAATGGGATTTCCAGAGAATTGGACAAAGATAGAGCAAGCAGAATCAAAAGTCTCGGAAACGCAATCGTCCCACAAATGGCAAGAATCTTCGGGCTCGCAATCAAAAAAGTTTTATCGGACTCCGACTGCAATGGACAAGGGTGATAATAGTTTTAAGTACGCAGCTAAAATATTAAAAGGTAAATTAAATAGATCTCAGTCTAAACAACCGGTACAGAAAACATTATCTATGGATGTAGCTATGGAGCATTTAAAAAACAATCAACACTTAATAGATGCTTATGATGAAAAATTTAAGATGAGACCTCAGCTCCCACCAAAAGAAACATTTATTAAATATTTAAGAGAGAACTTAAATAAGAAAAAATTAGTTGAAGATAATATAATTAAGAAGACTACTATTGATCATTGGTTAAGATCGGATCATTGCTTTGCATATCCCACTGTCCAATACTGGAACCTAATTAAACCTTACTTAAAAGAAATTAAGTTTGATTATCAAATGACCTTTGAAATAGAAAGTGATTGGGAATAATGAGAAAAGAATTTGAAAGATTGGAGTTTAATTTTGATAGAAATAGAAAAAATAAAATTAGAATACAAGTTGGTAAATTAAATAATTACATAGCTGGTA